AGTTGTTTACGTTTGTCGTTGGCTCATACACTCCGCTATATGTCAAGCTAGAGTCATTTCTTTTTTGATTATAACCCTCCGCGCTTACGCCATTGACTCGGCTTCCTATAGCTAATGGGTCTCCAGTTATTAAGTCTTCAATCTTATACCCCTCTACACCATTGCCAAATGTATATGCGTTAAAAAAGTCTAGATTAATAATGGCTGGTTGAGATCCTGTTTGCGTTTGAACATTCCCAGAATGAAACCTATTTGTAATAGAAAAACTTTGAGAGCCTTCATAAAAAATACCTTCTGCGACTCTAGGCGCTACTGTCTCAAATACTAAGAAATCAACAGTTCCCGTAATACTAAAACTTCCTTGCGCCTCAACTTTAGCAAACAAACCAGAATCTGAAAGCGCATTTCCATCTGATGTGAGTATATCTAAAACTTCAATTTCTACAAGGTTATTTAAGGGCCCCAATCCATCTACCTTACATATTAAGGTATCTCCCTTATTGAATTTTGTTTGATTCTCACCCTCCAAGGGGAGGTATATAGCGGTATCTCCACCTGTTCCGTTTTCGATTTTAGTTCTTCGTATGTAAATAGTTTCAAAATCACCTTGAGAGACTTGCAGTGCAAACTTATATCTAGATGCCCATGGTGGTGCAAGGTTGTTTATTGTAGCCTTGAGAAAATTTCTAGTTTCTGATAAGCGCACAGGGATAAACTGATTATTTGTCTCAGAGGTTAGAACAGTAGAGTTTCTCCCTTGTGCATCCATATACACTATTCCTAGCTGATAGTCTCTATTGCTATGAAGTGTTTGATTAAAATCGCTTTTTATATAACCAACAACAGGGTCTACAATTTCAGAATAGAAGGCAATTTTTTTACTACTATCTCCTTCAAGAGTATACATCATCGCAGGAACTTGAAGTTGAATTACATTAGCATTAACAACAGTAATTCCAAAAGATTGATTATTGGTTCCACTTCCGTTGGGAGCCGTTCCAATAAAAGTTCCGTTTTTATTCCATGGCGTTATAACTCCTTGAACATCATCAAGAGGATTAGGCATTGCACAACCAAACTTATCTCCGAAAGTTAATCCTTGACACAGGTTAGCGGTATTCTGCATTGTTGTACTACCAAGAGCTGCTTGAAACGTGGTTCCTGCGGCAATCCACGCTTGTATGTTAGCATAGTTAGCATCTACGGTTATATTTATAGAAGTCCTAAAAGTGTTAAATGTAAGTGTAGGATAATTTGATTGACTACTAGTTTGTTGTTTAAATTTAAAACCAAGCTCTATTGTGACTATATCTCCAGTTTGTAAGCTTGCATTTGTAAAATCAAGCTGAGCTGCAGAGTTAGCTACTGTAAAAGTAGGACTAGTAAATCCATCATTATAGGATGTAGCGCCATTTTGAACAGAAGATAAAATTTCATCTGTACTTATTGCTGACTCGCTAACTACTTCAGTTGTATAGTTTATAAGCAACGGCTCTCCATTTGGATTTGTTATATCATACCCCTCAACATAGTTTCCATAAAAAATACGATTACTCATAACTGTCTGAGCCTTTGCTTTTAAAGGTACATTGTCAAATAATCGCAAGAGCTCGTCAGCGGACAAAGTAGTAAAAATCTTGTTATTAGAAAAATCAACCGTTTGAGTTGTATTGTCTGGCCACCCTTCCTCTTCTTTGTTAAATTTTTGAATTACATTAACTACGTTTGTATTGCTCACCTTAAAACATAAGTCTATGCCTATAACGTCAGAACCTCCCGTGTTAAAAGAAACATCGGCAGCGTTAAAAGCATTTCGCATACCAACATTTGAGTACATTTCTAATGATACATTGTATGGGAGCGGACAGAATGCCGCTTCTGAAAACTGAGATAGTGCACTGTACTGCAGATTCTCATACTTATATCGATACGCAAAAGAAATAAAGTTTGTCTCCATAAAATCATCTGATCCACTTACACTCTTTAGTGTAAATGTTGGAGAGCTAGTGGGGGCTGGTTTTAATACACTAATCTCTGCTTCAGTAAAAGAGGTAGAGTATTGTCTGTTTACATCAATAACCCTTGGTGGATTTAAGTCATCCGTAAAAAACAAGAAGTTATCTATTAAGTCTACCCCTGTTATTAAAAACTTAGGGTCAAAGTTTAAAACAGATGTAGATATTAAGTGATAATTGAGGGCTTGAATGTTAGTGTTATACGACACAACCATGTCTACACCCCTAGTAGGGTCATGTACAAACCAATATAAAGTCTCTTGCGTTCCGTCCTCATAAGCGCCAATACAGACAGCGTTTGTACTTAAGCTACTTCCGTTATACTCTAGTGTGGTTATCTTAGTATTTCCCTTTGTGTTTTCTACAGCTCCAATTGTAGTTCCTTCAGTTGAGCCTAACCTTATATTTAATGCGTCACGATACTCTCCCATTGGGAGTATTCTTTCATCGACGCTTTTATTCATGCGCCCCTCTATAAAGTTTGTCTTTATGTCCATATTACTTAATCCACTTATCTTGACCACGTAAATTCATTAGCAATCGACCAGGGTGAATGTTACTGATTCTTATTTTAGCGTTTCGCAGTAATGCTGATTTCTCTTTTCTAGCTCTGTTTACAATATACTCTTGTACATTTAATTTAGACGTTAAGATGGCGTATTTAACGTAAGCGTATACATACTCCTCAAAAAGTTTATTTACGCTAATAGAGGCAATGTCTCCACCTTCCATGCCATCAGATACATACTCAAGTATGGCAATTTTATCTAGCATACCAGAACTAAAGTTTATAACTCCAGCTTTTTTGTCTATCCTAAAAGTAGGGTTGGCGTTTGCAGTCTCGGTGTTTAGTCCAAACCTAGCTCCAATATTGTATTCAAAATACCAAGAGCCATCACAACACCATCCTTCCTTGCCATTAAAGTTAGGATTGTTTTCGTTTAGATATATGCTTTTCTTGGTTCCCTTTATTCTGTCTAAATCTAGATTAGAGTATTCAGGCTTTAAAATGTTACCATTCTCATCAAACAATATTCTACTCTCGTTGTCTTGAAGGTATGCGCTTGTAGAGTTTATCTGAATGTTTTCAGTAAGAGGAAAGATAACCCCATCTCTATATAGAGATACCCTTACCCAGTTCACATAGTCAGATGGCAAGACAAATCTTAATTCATTGTCTACGCTTAATTCTAGAGCCTTAATCTCTTTGAACGCATCATAGTTTAGTTCTTGAATAGCTCTCTTGGCATGAAACAAAACTTGATATCTCTCTGCATTGTTTACCAACTCATTATTGCCCGCGTATATCGCCATAAAATTATTTACAATATCAGACAGGCTAGTGTACTGATAAGAGCCCCAATTTGTGTTTTCTGCGGGATTGGCTCCGTTTGTGTAATATTGAAACTGAGTTAAGTATGCCATATCTTATTTTTCTGATTGAGATTCTTGTGTTAATTCACTATCTGCAAAGCGTACAACATCACCTTCTCTTATTGAAACCCCCGCATACTCTAAAATTTTCATTACTAAATCAGGCTCATCTGTAACTGGCAACTCAAAGTCTTGATAGTCTGCCGCGGACTGATTAAATACAGGCTCACCTGAGCTTAGTGTAGACCATGTCCACTTGGGGTCTAAAGGGTTTCTAATATAGTAAGAGTCTACATTGGTAGCTCCATTAATAGTTGTAGGGTACACCTCTATAATATTACCTCTCTGAACATATACCGGAAAAGCAGTAGTGGGAGCTAATAGGTTTGTTGCTATTAAGCTTCTTATCTTATTCTCTTCTACCTTCTCTATCTCTACGCCTGGTTGTCCCACTCCGACTGTGTTGTACTGAACAACATTTAAAAGATAGTAGTCTGAAGGTAAAGTGTATTTGCTTGTATTAGGGGTGGCTTGAGCTAAGGTTGCTGTCTTAGAAAAGGTAGAGATAACCTCTTCATATCCTTTGCTTATGTCAGGAAGCCCCGTGCCCGATTGACGAGCGTTTTCTTTTACCACCTGATAGTTTAGATTATAAAAATAATCCTCAAAAAGATCCAACTGTGCTTGCTTAGCAAACAAGTTAAAATCTGAGGGGGATATATATCCGTAGTTATTTTTATTTAATACCGATAGTACAGTATTCCTTACTGAGTTTATCATTTTTAAAAGGTTTTAACAAAGATAGACAAAAAAAAGAGGCCTCTTTTGAGGCCTCTAATTCGTAATAATGAGTG